GGGCAGGGTGGGACCCGTGCGGGACCAGTGCGGGACCAGTGCGGGACCAGTGCGGGACCAGTGCGGACTCCAAAAATCGACGCTCGACTACCATTGCGGAAAAACTTTGAAAATCTTTCCGGAATTCTTTTCCATTTTGGCAACAAGTTTTGGCAGATATTGGCTCGCTTACGGCTGCTCCGGAATGGCTCGGCGGCAACGGAGCTGGAGTATCGGCGGCAACGCCTCAAAAGTTGTTTGCGGCATCCATGCGAAATCGCTGCGAAATGTCTTCGCGGCGTGCTGGTTTCGGGGAGTGCAGCCAGTTTCGGGAAGCGGTGAAAATCCCCATATAGTGAGGGGCCAAAAAAATCACCGAACTCCAAAGGAACTAGCCATGAGCGAACTCAGAAAACTGATCAACGAATTTCGCGACCTTCATCAATCTTCTCTTGAAGCGATCGTGCGAGGTTGCATTTTGAGAGACGATTTTGGGGATAGGTACGTGGCAGCAGCCTCGCTGCTGCCATCTGCCGTCATGTTTCGCCTGAACCGCAAAAACTAGCCTAAAAGGAAATAAATCATGCCCGAACTGTTTGAACGCGCTCGCCCACAACAATGGTCTGACGTTGCAGGCCAAGACTCTGCCCTACGCACAATCGGCCTATGGCGACAACGCGGAGAAATGACGCCTCGCAAGGTCTGGCTTCAAGGCGCAAGCGGCACTGGAAAAACCACGATTGCCAGGTTGTACGCTCACGAAATCGCTGACCCGATTTGCGTGACGGAAATTGATGCCGGAGACCTCACGGAAGCGAAAGCGAAGGAACTTGTGGGCAAGCTCCGCGCGTCGTCGCTCTTCGCCTCACAGAGCGGTAAGCGAGGCAGAGCGTTGATCGTCAACGAAGCTCATCGTATGAAAAAGGAAGTTGTCGGAGCGTTGTTGACGCTGATGGAGACCGACTTTCCGGAACATGCGGCGATCCTGTTTACAACCACGACGGAAGGGGCAGAGAAGTTTGAAGACGGTTTTGACGCCGCGCCGTTCCTTTCACGCTGTTCGATCATCGAACTTGCCCGGCGAGGTATCGCCGCGCCGTTCGCCAAGCGAGCCGCCGAAGTTGCCATTCGGGAGGGTCTCGTCTCCGAAGGAACTTCGCAAGCCGATGCTGAAAAGGCGATCGACGGACTCATGAAACGCCACGGAGCGAACTTGCGAGCGATCTACAGCCGAATCGACTCCGGCGCGTTACTCGTCAGTTAATGCCACACAACACCCGATCCGCGCCGGCAAGCGGGGAGCTTTTCCGAACGCCGTACCGATTCGGCTTTTCAATCGGTTGTTCGCCGGGGGCACACTCCCGGCCAAGGTTAACGCTATGCCGGAATTGGAATTGGTCAAGATCGTGCTGGATGCTGATTGTGATTGCGACGGTTGCCAATGCCCGCTGATGCCGGGGGAGGTTGCTTGGACGCACGAGGAAACATGGTCAACCGGCTGTTGTCAGCCCTGTTGTCGTGATGCCGCTCGTCAAAAGTTGGCACTCTTTTCCGTTGCAAGCGAGGCGGCCCATGCGTAACGTCACCGCCGTACCAATTTCCGTCGCCAAACTCATCGACAATCACGCTCGACTGATCGAAGAGCGCGACCGATTGCTGGTCGAGAAAACCGACCTGCGAAACGCCTTGACCGAACTGGAATTGCGGACTCGGCAATACCTTGAAGGAACGCTCGTCACATTCCCAGCGGCCTTGCTTCCGCAGGTCCGCAGCTTGATTGATATCCTCTAGCCCGCTTGTAGTGATCGCATTCATGCGGTCCCGCCCCAATCCCATCAAACCGATGAATCGGCTCACGACGAGCCAACGTCCGTGGCGAGCGTGTTCGCCACATATTTGGAGATCATCATGAAACTAAACTTGGCGACCGAAAACTGGCGAGAAACGATCCTTGACCTCATTGACCGAGCCGAGGCCGAGGCCAGCCTTGACTCCAGTGAAACAGATGCTGCGGATTACGACGACTTCGCGGACGAAGTGGCGGGCGACGTGCTTCGCGAGCTGACTGACAATGGGTTGGACTACGAGCGATGCTACTCCCAAAGTGTGGGCAGCTTCGTGATCGTGCAATCCGCGAGTGAAGATGAGCAACACGCTTTTTCAATCGCGATTGAAAAAGCCAAGGAGGCAATCTATCCGAAGATTCTTGAGCAGGCCAAAGCATTCGCGGCAGAAATGTCTGCCAACCGTAACGAAGAAGACGAGTAACGCTCGCTCGTAGTACTCGCATTCATGCGAGCCCGTCCTAAACCCATCGAACCGATAAATCGGCTCACGACGAGCCAACGTTCGTGGCGAGCGTGTTCGCCACACATTGTGAAAGGTGTTTGCGTGGAACTCATCACATTGGAACGCACAGGGAAAGCTCCGTTGCAGTTCGTGGGGAAGTTATTGGCGACGGCCAATGGTCAGTTTGTGGGGGCTCGCCCCAATTCGCCGAACGTGCATTGGTTTGAGATTTCGATCTACTTAGCCGAGACCGACGTATCGCGACCGCTCATCGTGGCCATCGTGTATCGCAAGCATCTCAAGAACGTTTCGCTAGCCGTTCACGTCGCCGAATGTCCGAGCACCCTCATCGGCGAAAGCCCGGACGCGGTTGCCACGTACCTCGAAACGTTCGACCCGCTCAAACTGATCCACGGCTACCCGCCGGGAGCGAACTTCGCCGCGCGGCAACAGCGGCTTGAGAAGATGTTGCAAATCCAATTTGGAATGCTCGTCTCCGCCGTCCTGACCGACTACCCCGCCACACTCAAGCAAGGAATCACCCCATGATCGTCATCATCATGATCGCCGTCGCCTTCCTCTTAGCCGCTTCGAGCGTCAGATAACCCGCCTCGCCCGCTCGTAGTGCTCGCATTCATGCGATCCCGTCCGCTATGACGGAAGACAATCAACCCGATGAATCGGGTCACTACGAGCGGTCACATCAACCGCCCCACGTACTCAATCGGCCCGGCGGCTTCTCGTGCTCGCGCGAGGTAGTGTTTGTCAGGCGAACTTGGCTCGCGTTTCGGTGCCACCGTCTCCACGCGACCAGAAGAATAAGCACAGCGAGCGTCGAGTTGAGCGGCACTCTGCCACTCGGTGCCATTGGCTGGGAGTCGCAAACATCACGAGTCGATTGGATCGCGTTTCAATTGCCTCGATTTGCTGGCCCGTGGCGTCGCACAACTCCAACTCGCCGCCATCGCAGTCATCCAAATAGAGCACGACGCTTGCCTCACGTCTCCAAGGCAGCAATGGGTGCCGCTCTGAATCGAGATGCAGTCCGAGAGAACCGCCTGCGTCAATTTGATGCAGACCTGCCCCGTGAAGGAACTCTACGTCAGGAAACGAATCATCAATACCGAGCATTGAGTCAACGTCAATCGTGGACATGACCCGAAGCAGCTCTTTCGCAGCTTGTGGAAGTCGTTCCGGGTCTTTGGTCGCTCGCTTGCCGTTCTCGTATCGGTGCCAATGCCCGGAGTCCGGCGGCAACCAGGTCTCGGTCAGCGATCGAACGAGTCCCTTCGGTGCGAAGTCGTCAATCACGATGTGACTCATATTGCCCTCTCGGTAGTTCGCGGATCATGGACAGCAACGACCTCGAACTGATACCGGACCTCGTGCGAGGTGCCGGGGATTAGTCGCATGATCTGCTCATCGGTCATCTGCGGGAACAGCTTGCGAGCCTCGTCGAGCGTATTTTCCGGCTCGTACCGAGCCATGAGATAAAACAGTCGTTTCTCGCAGTTCGGCCAATAGGCTTGGCAGTTTATTTCGTTACAGACACGCCACCAGAACTGCGGCCCATAGCTGTGAAAGTGTGGCTCGTAACCGACTCCAAGTCCGCACAAAGAGCAGTCGTGTAGCCAGTGCGGCAGTCGAATTTCCGCTGTTGCACCGATCCGGCAAATGCGACTAATTTCGTGCAACGCTGGGGCAATGTTGGGCAAGTGCTCTAGGCAGTGTGATGAATAGATTTCATCGACTGAGTTATCGTCGATCGGCCACGGCGTCTTGGTGATGTCGTGCTGAATGTTTGCGGCTTCGCATTGATCGAGGTTGATCCACTGGCCGCCAAGAGCGTTATTGCCGCCACCGATTTCAAGACGCATTGGATGACCTCCATTGTGAAAGCATTGGCTCGATTGAATTCTGCCAGTAGAAGAAGTTGTAGAGGTCTTGCATGTCGTCACCGATCGTGACGGCGGACTCATCCTTCGAGAACAGCAAGCCCGGCCAAGCCTCAGTGCCGATAAAGCTCTTCGGAACGTTTCGCCAACTTCTGCGAAATACATCACGGTTTCGCCACCAGTAGAATGTCCCGCTGTAGTGCCAGCGACCGAAGCCGAGCTTTGGGGAGTGTGATACAAAACGCCGGAACGCTCCCACGGTTGCGTGTTCTTCGAGTAACGGCTGAGTCAGTACCCAATCCGTTCCAAGTTCCCATTGAGCTTGAGTCCACCGGAACACCGTCGAGCCATCGGAGTTGTCGGGTACGAGCTTGTGCCGCACACCTTTCGCATGACATGAGAACGTGACATCGTTTTCTGAGTCGTGCAATCGCAGTCTTTCTAGCATCGGATTCCATGTCGCCACTTCTCGTAGGATCGGATTGTTTTGGACGACAATGAACTCGTCGGTGAAGCCTTGCAGATATCGCCGAACCTCAAAATCCGAGTCCGTTGTGCCGTCAACGGCAATCGAGACAATCCGACGTCCGTTGAACAACTCAGCGGCTTTTAGTAGTCGATCACAGTTCCATTGCCACGCCCCGAAGCCTGCGACAGGATAAATGTGGAACGTGAAATGTCGAATCGCGTTGGTCAGGTCCACGTGTTCTATTGCCGGTCCACCCGGAATCGGAATCGAAGCGACAAGCGTCTTCGCAGCGTAGTTGTTGACGTTCGGGAGTCGTGATGGCTTGGCTTCGACGATGTTCGGCTGCGTTGGTGGGACGTCGATCCATTCGAGCGGCTTTGCGGTTTCGATTGCGTTTTCGACGATCTGACGAATGGCCGCTGCTGTGACCGCTGTCGGTAGCAGCTTGGCCCACCACCCGACAGCGTTCGATTCCCATTCCAGCGCTCGAGGTAAGATGTCGGACACGATCAATTCGAGTTTGTCGCGGCAGCCTTCCGTACCCCATTCATTCATGCGTCGAGCGAGGTCGTAGCAGGCGTCGCACGCCTCGAATCCGTGCGACTTGAACATCTCGATAAGCCGCCCGCCAACGCCCGTCCCATCGACCATGCGTTGCGCGACCACGTTTGGCTTCGGTTTGCCTCCTCCGCAGCATCCACCCGTGGTCCTAGCCGCTGTTGGTGAGTTGACGCGACGAACCACGGACACTGACGTTCCGTTGACTGGTGTTGAGTCATCGTCGATCTCTTCGAGCGGTTCGATCCCGTGCATCAGCCGGAACGTGTTGACTCGCTTGAGCGTCCAGTCGGAAGTCCCTTCGCAGACCTGCCGCTGTCGTGATCCTAGTGCAAATTGTGAACAGTCAGTGAGCATTGTTATTCCAGGAGTGTTTCACGCATCTCAGACGGTTGCAGTGAACTAGGGATATCCGCACAGCCCCAACGGCAATGCGTGTTCATGATGTGCCAGCCTGAGTCTGCGAAGAATGGATCGCACGATTGGACCGTGGCCGGAGTTCTCGTACCGATGAACACAGAATCGAACGTGATTGGACCGCCATTAAGGTCAGCACGATCCACCTGATAATTGAATGCTCCCGGTCCACCCGACAGGACGGAAACGCGAATCACAAAGTTTCTGGCTTCAGCGTTGTGTTCGTCGGGTGGGCATGAAATCGTTTTGTAGCCGACGTAGCCGCAGACGATCGGATTGTTGGGCCGGTTCTCAAAGAATCGCTTGAAGTAATGCAGTTCAACCGTGATGTTGCAGTATTCCGGCGTGACATACGGCTCCAGGTGATACGGTCGAGTTTCAATTTCGTAGTAGAGCAACTCCGGCATTCCGCCGCAGCGTTCTTCAGCACACAGGAAGCACGGAGTTACTTTGCAGTCGCACGGAGCGGCAGAGACCCATAGCCAGTTGTATGTTGCTGGCGATGCTGGATCATATTCGTTGTGCATTTCGGCGGCTAAGGCTTCGCCACACTCGACGGGCAGGCTCGGCAGAAACGGAACGCTGAAGGTGCCCACGGCGGTCAGTACGCAATCGCCACACTCGCCCGGACCAAGGTGAATGCTGAGCGGGTCTGCGTATTCGTTGAACTCGCCGCCCGTGAAGACCCAATCAAAGCCGTTCCACTCGCCGACTCCGCGAACCAGTTGACCATCGACTTCGCCAGTGATGCAGACCTTCTTCACCGCACAGCGGCAAGTTCCGCAGCGATATTTCCAGCACGAACAATCACCAGCCGAGATGTAAACGAACCTCGGAAGGGGGTCACCCATCAGCCTTGGTGTGAATTCAGGCCGAACGTCATGAGCACTAATGTCGCAGCCGCACGACTCGACCGGCAACATCCCTTCGCGGATTTCGTGGATATCGGCTCCAAGCGTGTTCGGTGGAATGCCCCAATCGTTGGTGTCTGTCCCCGACTGCTCAAAGTCCAATTCGAGGTAGCAGTTCCCGTAATGATCGCCGCGAATGTAGATATGCTCTTGGTCGGTCGTCACGTTTCCGCCGCACGGGAGATAGCTCCAGCGGTCGCCAAGTTCCTGATTCCACTCAAACCGAACCTGTTCGCGGGCCTCGCCGCTGTGCCTGATGCCATCAACGCAAAGATACCGGGGGACCGACGTGCAATCGCACTGCGGGTCAATCGGAGTGAACATCTCCATTGGCGGCTTTGTGACGGCTCTTTCAAACGGAACCTTGACCGTGTCGGAGTTGCCGAACGTCATTGTGCCGACGCAACCGCTCGAATCAACGAGTCCCGTGATGGCGATGTCGGGGATCGACAGGCACGAAGTGTTGACATGGTCGATATAGACTCGCTCCGCGACGTAGCCATTACTCGACTCGAAACCCCAATAGCACGCTCCGGCTGAGTAGCCACCGTCATTGTCGTGGGCGATGTAGAGGGTGAAATCAACGCCGTTGATTGAACCCGTGTAGGTGACTCTCGCATCGAGAGTTCCATCAGCGAAGATCGTCGAGGCCGTGAACACCGCAGGCACAGACACGCTATTGACTCGACAGCACGCATTGGCCGCGTCGTCGGGGGTAAACTTCATGCAAAGCATCTTCGGGACGCATCGGCAGCACGAGGCGACATTGATCGCCAACGGCGGTCTGATGTAGCGGCAAGGGTCACAGCAGCAACAATGATCTTTGATGCCCGTGCGAACCCCGGAGTGATGCTGGGAGCATTGCACACCGCCTTTGACCGCGTCAGGTCCATCTGAGTATTCAATCCCGTCAATGACCACGCTCATGATCCGTAGGCTTCCTCCGCACAGCACAGAGATTCTACGGACCAGAAGCATTCACCGGGACGAATCGCACCATAACCGGAGCAATTCACCTTGCCGTTATCATCCTCGCCGACACGCATCAGAAACGCGGTCCCCTTGCGTCCGATCAGCAGCGAAAGCGGGATGTTGAACCAGCACGTATCAACGTCCCAAACGGTAATGAAATCCCCTTTCTGGACCGAAGACACGCAAAGGACTCGCGTGATGACCGCTTGCACGCACGGGCACCGATTGCCGATGTCTGCGTCAAGACCGGGGCAGGCCGCGAGAACCTCGAAGTTGATGATTTCGGCACCACCGCCGCCGCCCGCCCCGCCGAATCGAATCAATCCATACTGCGAATACTGCGGAGCCTCAGAACCAGCTCGCACATTGCCTACCCACAACACGGAAGCACAGCCGCCACTCACAGCGCTTAGCGTGTTGTTGTCGATTCTCTCCGTCGCATCGACATCAACCGTGTCGCCCACAACAACATTGGCATCAAGATAGACGATCTGCTTGCCTGCTACTCGCGCCTTCACCACGCCGTCTTGCGGTGCCGGTTCCAACAAGATTGCGAATCGCCCCCGATAGGCTTCGGTCGCAGGCCATGTGATCCCGAAGCAAGAATTAAAGAGCAATAAGGCTTCTTGGTTGAGCCCGTCTTCTGGCGGGAATACAGGATCGTCCAGGCCGACCACCGCCAACATCGGCAAATCCACTCCCGTAACATTCAATACATGGACGATCGAATCATCAGGAACCTCTCGGAACGAGTTCGACGCCTTCACCACGCCCGTTGCTTCGCGAGCGGTCGCGTGGATGGCGTTGATCGTGGCCGCGCTGGTGCGCGGGAGCGGATCGCCGGGGAAGATCGGGGCAAGGGAGGCCATTGGAGGTTGCTCGTGCGATTATGGGAGGAGCGGGACTTTCAGCTTATTCAGGTCAGCTCGCCCGTAGGTCGGCGTCACCAGTGAGGCGAATGGCGTCGGAACGATCGTGCTGGAAGGCGTGTGAGTCTGCTTGCGAGTCGGGAAGTGAACGGCGTCCCACCCGCTGATCCACGTCGGAGTACCCGTCCAGGCATTGACCAGGGCATCTTGATACCGACTGATCTTTTTGAACTCCAAATCGATCCGAATCAGCCCCGGCCCGGCCCACGATCGCGAGGACGACGCCAGCAGGCATTCGGTCGGTTGGAACTTCTCGACCGCTCCAATCAGGTTGAACTCGAAGTAAACGCTATTGAGCTTCGATTCGAGCGTACCTAGCAGGTCAATGTAGTTCTGGAGACTTTGATAGTTGGCATTCGACTGCGCTCCCGTGAATTGATCCGTCCGCCAATAGACCTGCACGGCGTAGGTCTTGACCGGAAAGTAAATCTCGATCCCTTGCACGTCGTTGTTTTGGTCAACGCCAACCATCCCGCCCAAATCCGGAGCTGTCTGTCCCGGAGCGGCATAGACGGTCGGTGTATCCGTCCCGCGAAAGGTCTTGCGTGATTCTGGCCGCGAATCGACTTTGGCATCCCACGTTCCGTGATCCGGCAGTTCCCGCATCCCGTAGTTGACAATGCCGCGAAAACACTTCGACGCTCGCAGCCGCTTGACCACGATTTGACTGACCGGCAGATTGCCGTAGACCATGTGCCCCAGCGTGACGAGTTCCGCCCGCAAGTCCGCTTCCGCTTGAATCTGCGAATACTCCATGTCGTCCGTCACGATCGCGTATTCGCGAGTCGCCCCCGGAGTCGGACTATTCGTCAGCTCTTCTTCCCATTCTTGTTCGATCATCAACAGTGACGACATGCCAATCCCTTAGCTGAGTGCGGCTTCAATCAAATCCCAATTTTCCGGAGTCCACAAAACCGCTTCGACGCCAGCCCGATGAAACGCTCCCAACCACCGCAATTGCTCCGTCGATGGCTGGTTCTTACCCACCTTCAACTCGGCGACAATTTGCTGCTCACCCCGTAACAGCAACAAATCCGGAAACCCCGCCACACTCCGCCGCGAATCGTGAGTGTGATAGACCATCCACCCCATCAACTTCGCCAATTGAATCACCTGCCCCATAAACGCCTTCTCGGTAAGCCGAGCGACCCCGCTCCCTTGCGTCTTTGCGGCTTTGCGTCTTTGCGTTACCTCTCCCCCCATCATGCCGTCACCTGCCCATTCCGAATTAACTCCCGCAGAGCATCAATGATCCCCACGTAGTACCGAGCATCGTCGCGATGCGTCTCCTCGAGCTTCGCAATCACCGCCCCCTGATCGATCTTGATTTGACTCCCCGGAGTCGGCGAAGCCTTGCCCGCACCCCCCAGCGAGGCCATCCGCATCGCCTGCAAATCCGGAATCCGACTCTTCAGGTCCGCCTTCGCCGACGCCAGATCCGGGACTCGCTGTTTCTCAGCTTCCTTCCGTTTCTGAGCCGCTTCGAGCAGCCGTTCGCGTTCCGCCGCCGTCGCGTCATCTTCGAACTGCGGCCCAATCCCCGCCTTCTCCCGATCGCGTCGCTTCTTCTCGGCGGCGATCTTTGCCTTTTCCGCTTCGATCAGCTTCTTGCGATCGTCGGCCTTCTTTTGGACTTCCATTTCTTCGGACCAATCGACTTCCGCCAACTCCTTGGCCCAATCGCCGCGCACTGCTTTCTTCGGCTTCTTGCGTCCCTCAATCGCCGCGCGACGTTGAGCGACCATCTCCTCCCGTTGCCGAATTCGCTCTTGAGCCGTCCAGCGAGCTTGTTCCCGCTTGCTCAAACCGTTCGGCATGGATCGCGGCCCGGTCGGAGTAACCGTTGGACCGGTCGCCGCTTCTTTCGGAGCTTTCCCCGCCGCCGCGTCTGCCTCTTCTCGTTGCCGCCGCTTCTCTGCGGTTTCCTTGATGACCGTCGCCAAGTTCTCCTTTTCGAGCTTCAGCTTGGCTTCCAAATCTTTGGCCAGCTTTTGCCGCTCTTCGCCAGCCGCTCCGGCGTTCTTCAGCCGCTCCGCTTCCAAATCTTCGACTCGCTTGCGAGCCGCCTCAACGCGGGCATCCATGACGGGATCAGCATTCTTGACCTTCTCCCGTTCTTGCTTGCGACCGACGAATTGCTCGTCCAGCGACTTGCGAGCCTCATCGACGTTGAAGTGATTCAGCCCCAACGCTTTCGAGGTCATCCCGGTCGGATCGAGATCCGCCACCATCTTCGCCGCCGACATCATGGTCAGGATCGTCGAGGCGATCTTTTTTCGAATCCACTCGAACGAATTCCATACGATATCGGCCATCGACTGACCCGCTTCGCCCATACCGCCGAACACCGAATCCCATTTCTCGGCGACCCAGGTTCCGACTGCGGATGACTTTTCGCCGATCCAAGCCCAAGCCGTACCGAAAGCGGCCGTCACGTCGTTCAGGCGGACGCCGAACCAATCGAACAACGCCAGATCGAGCGTGTTCGTGATGCTCGCTGCGGAAGTCGTCGCGACTTGCAGCACGCCGGTGAACGCATCACTGGCCCACGTGGTCACGTCGAACCACTTCATTCGCAGATAACCGAACCCTTCCGCCCAAATCGTGCGGATGCCGCTCCACAGGATCGACATCGCCGCCGGGATATCGCCCGCTTGCACCGCCTCGCTGATCGCTCCAAACGACCGCAACGCCGTCTCTTTGATCCCGGACAGAGTCGGCAGAGCGTCCCCGCGAATCCTCGCCCACATCCCCGACAGTTCACCCGGAGCCGACGCCACCACGCTCCGCACCGCCCCCGAAATCCGCCCCCAATTCGCCGCGACAACCAACGCCCCCGCCGCCACCAGCCCCATCGGAGACAACAGCATCGAAGCCCCGCTCACCAGCTCCGCGAAGCCTTTCAAAGCGACCAACCGCCCCACGGAGCTACTGGCCTTCAACGCACCCGCAGATACCCCGTAGAATCCAGGGATCATTCGAGCCAACGACTTCGCCGCGTTGACAGACATTGTTCCGATCGAGCGAATCCAACCGATCTTCGGCGGCGCGGCCTTCTTTTCGGTGAAGCCCTTGAACAAGTCCAAGCTGCTTGCCACTGGCTTCTGTTTTGGAAACCACCGCTCGAAAAATCCCGCTTTCATCGGCAGTTTCGGATAAGCCGCTTTGGCCATCATCTCGGTCATCGAAGGCAACGACGATGACATTGCCGCCGCGACTGAGTGAACTGGCCGACGATCCGGAGTCGGCCCCGCAAACTTCGGCAACGCCATCGTTGGCTTCGGCTGCCCCATCTTCATCGCCATGATCTTGCCGTAATCCAATTCAGGACCAGTCGGCTTGACGCGATCAATTCGCTTGCCACCCATCAACTCCGTCATCGACGGCAACGACGACGACATCGCCGCTGCCAATGAATCCACAACCGAACGATCCGGAGTCGGCCCCGCAAACTTCGGCAATGTTGGCTTTAGGATCGGAGCCCCCGTGTAGTGATCGACTTGATGAAAGACAGGCTTCACGCCCATCATCTCACCCAGCTTCTTGCCGATCCCGCTGTCCGACGCTTTCGCTGGTTTGACCGACTTCTCGACGGACTCCTTCACCGGCAACTCCGACACGACAGGCTTCGCGCCCATCATCTCGCCCAGCTTCTTGCCGATCCCGCTGTCCGACTTACTCCGCTGTTTAGGCGTCTTCGTGGCGATACTTTCAATCATCCGTGACGGCCAATTAGTCACGAACACAGACACGGCAGACGATTTCGCTGACAGACCCAAAGATTTGTCACGCACCTTGGGTAATTCGCCAACGGCCTTTGGCGTCTCCGGCGTTTCCGCAGCCGGTACTTCAGGCCGACGAAACACATTCCGCAGCGAACCAAAGCCCGCCATCATTTGAGACCCGCCCGCACTCACACCCGCCACCATCCGCTGGTAATCTTTGCGGCTTTGCGCCTTTGCGTAACTCTTTCCCCGCCCCTTGTCCCGTCCGCTCGACAGACTCGACAGCCCCGGCAGACTGACCGACGACATCAACACGCCCGCCAGCGAAGTCCCCATCCGGTTGGTCTTGGCGATCACTCCCAAGACGCCGCTCAACGCGGCACTCAACGCCCGAGCGGGTGTCAACGCGAAGCGCAGAGCGTACCCGATGCCGCGCAGGTTCAACGCGGCCAAGCCACCCGCCGTGCCGATCGCCATCAGTGACACGCCCGCCGCTCCGATACCGGCCACTCCTTTGGCAATGTCCACGATCACTTGCGGATTCTTCATCGTAAAGTCGGAGAGTGTCTTAAACGCGATTCCCGCCTTGTCGATCTGCGGCACCAAGTGCTTGTCCAATACCGTGCCGATCGACAGACCGAAATCCTTCAATGCGGCCCAAGAGACTCGCAGCGATCCGCCGATGCCCGAATCCATCGCCTTCGCCGCTCGTTCGGCGTAGCCGGTCACGTTCTGCAGCTCACGTTCGAGTTCCCGGATCGACCCCGCCGTTTGACCCACGGCGATTGACGAGGTGATGCCGAGAATTCCAAAAGCGTCGTGATACTTCTTCAGCCGATCGGCGGAACCGAGATTCTTCGTCGCTTGATTGACTCGTTCGAGCACATCAACCAGCGGCAGAGCGTTCCCCGCCGAATCCTTGAACGACACGCCAAAGACTTGTTGCATCCGGTCGGCATCCGAAGCAGTCATCGCCGCTAATCGCCGAATCGCCGTCCCCGCTTCCGTCCCGACGATCCCGATGTTTCCCAGCGTGCCGATGATGGCCAGCGTTCTTTGCAGCGAATAGCCTAACTGATACGCGGGGGGACCGGCGTATTCGAGCGACGCACCCAACGACTCAAGGGACGTGGCCGAGGCGTTCGCCGTCTTGGCCAGCAGATCAGTCACGTTGCCCGCTTCGCTGATATCCTTCTGAAACTGCCGCATCGTCGAGCCGGTAATCTTCGCCGAGAGTGCGACATCCGTCTTCGACGCCCTCGCCAGCAACAGGACCGATCGAGTCATCTTGTTAATTTCGTCGGTCGCAAACCCCGCGCGACCAAGTTCCGACATCAACGCCCCGATATCCTGAGCCAAGAACGACGTGCCCCGTCGCATCGCCAGCCGGCGAGCGGTCTTCGTCAACATATCAAGTTGCTTGTTCGTCGCCGACGTGATCCCCGCCACTTCGAGCATTTGATCGCTGAACTTCACATAGTCGCTGGTCGCCTTAATGATCGGCACCGACAGCAACGCGCTACCGCTCGCCATCCGCAGCCCGACCGTCCGAATGAAGTCCGACAGACTCAGCATCCGCACCTGAGTCCGCTTCAACACCGCTTGCAGCTTGGAGTCGTCAGCAAATAGCTCGACAAACGCCCGCCCCGCGCGAATCCCTTGTGCCGTCGCTCCCATGTTCCGGACTCCGTCCCGTGATCAATCAAACCCGCTCGTAGTGACCCGATTCATCGGGGCGAGGCTTCGACTGCATCAATGCAGTCACTACGAGCCAATCACTTCGCCAACAACGTTTCCACCACACCCTCTTCGAGCGTCACCACATCGCCGCCCGGATAGACCGCCACCAACCGGAAGCCCGCTTTATCGACATTGACCAGCATTGATTCCACCGCCGTCATCGCCACATCAATCCGTTGCCCCGATCCCGTCGCCACGGCCACGACACCCTCCACAGCGACCAACAACGTGTTCACGTCGTAAATGCTCAACGTGACCGTCGCCCCGGTCAGGTTGAACCAGCTCCCCGCCGAGTTCCCGAACTTAATCAACCGCTCGGTGTCATCCGAGTAATCATCCCCTTGAACCAGCTTCAACAGGCCGCGTCGAACCACCGAACCAAAGATCGCGATATGATCGAGTGCCGCCAGTTGCTCAAAGACGCCCGCACCCCATGACCCGATAATCATTGATCGAGTCTCGACCTCGTCCGCGATTTGATCCGCAGTCGGAGCACTCCCACCGCCGATCGCGGCAATGTCTGCCGCAATGGATTCCCCGTCCGGCGTGCCCAACCGAGCCAGAACCGCGTCATCGGATTCAGAAATCGGCATATCAATGCGATTCAACCACGTACCAAGGGTCACTTTGACCTCATCGTAAAACCCTTCGCCGCCACTCAAGACCTGTACCCCCAGCCGACCGTTGCCGTCATGCTGAGCCGTCTCACCATTGATTTGCGTGACGTTCGCTTGGACCGTCGTCCCTTGCGGCATCACATAGTCACCGCTCACGAACGAAACGACTCCAGCAGTCCCGGTATCCACTGCCACGTCATGCCCGTTGATACCCATCAACTCTGCTTGCACGCCTCGCCCATTATTGACGATCTTCGTGGAGACATCATCCAGGATCGTGTAGAGGGCCGGGTTTCCGCTCGTCACATCTGCGACAATGTTGTGTGCCGCATTTGCCTCGGAGATCGCAATATCAACCGCTTCCCCAATCGAACCTGCATTCGTAGACACACCGATCGCCGCCTCAAGCAACGTCTCGTCTGCGATGTTGTTCGCTGGAAGTTTGTTGTAGATCGCCGTCAGATTCGTTCGGTCGGTAGAACTAAAAGAAACCGATCCGTCAGCATTAACTTGAGGCTGAGTCACTGCCACGAAATTGGACGCAATCGAGTTCGTTGTCGTTGTCCCGGAGAACTTCATTACCAGTGGCTCAAGCGTCGCCGATGTAGTTACGGTGTATGTTGCCGTGTAGGTTCCGGTTGATCCGTGAGTCCATCCGCTGAAGTTAGAACTACGATCAGTACCAACGGCATTCGTGATTGCGCTTGTGATCGTTCCGCCGTCCGCATCCTGTAATTGCCCGTTTTCATTCCAGATATACAGAGTGATTGGATACGCCTTATTCGTGCTTTCCACTGGATAAACAAGCGAAGTCACAACCAAGGCGTTCGGCATCGACTGCGTGAAGTTCACGATATCAGCATGAGATGCAACACTGCCTCCGACGTTAAGGTTGTCCCAAAATCCAGCGCGGGAACTTGTTACGCGACCAAGCAAAGTAGTTGTTCCACTCGTATCAGCATTCAGCGTGACTGTGGAATTGATTGCATTCGCCGTTGTCTGCAACGCTGACACCGCAGATGCCGACGCAAGCGTTGATCCGGGGTCATGACCTGCCAGCGTGCCAAGATTTGTCGCGAGCGTACCGGACCACGTTGCCGTTGAAAGCGCCGTCGCCGCCAATGCCGCGTTGTCCGTTCCTCGCATGTCCGTGTTAGTGGTTGTTGTGTCAACCAGCGTAACACGAGGAAGCACGACTCCAGTTTGAGCATCCGTCGAAAGCATCGCCTTGTTGTCAGCGCCGAGAACCCAGTCTTTCAGTTTCTTGCCAACACTGCCAACTGTTAAAAAACCGCTCGTCAGCGAATTCCAAATAACTCCCGCCGTCGTCGTTCGCTCTCCGCTGGTTAACGCCATTGCGTCTCCGGCCTGCGACGCGGTTTTGGCGGGATCATAAGCGGAAGTCAAAGAGAACCCAGTCTTGTCACTCACTGTCACCGCTGGAGTTGCGGCATTCAGTGAGGTTTTTTGCGTGCTCGTGAAGTCCATCGCAGTGTTGAATGCGAACGACGACGAATTTAGTGCGTATGCTCCACCAGTCACTTGCGTTTGCGTGAGCGTCGATGTCCCAAGCGTCGCACCGGGATCATGGCTCGACAGCGTGTTTGCGTTCGTGCCGTTGATTGCTGCTCCGCTTGAGCCGACGTATCCGGCAACCGCCGAGACCGCTGCCGTCGCTGCAATCAGTCCTCCAGTTCCATTGGTGGCGTTCGTGATCAGTGCATCAAAAACAGAAGGCAGAAACACCAATAGATTCTTTTGAGGCATCTGATACGTGGATTTATTGCAACTGATTTCCACTCGCCCGACCGTGTCCGTGTTTCCGGTCGTCAACGCGAGCGTATACATGCCGTTGGCGATATAGGTCAGCGTTGCCGCTGAAGCCAATGCCGTGAGCGTGCCGCCGTTTTTGCTGATCGACAAATCGCCGATCACGGCAGATGCGTATTCCGCTCCCGTCGAGTCGAGAATCGGACCAACGATGCAACTGGCAGCGGTTGATTGTTTGAGCCACATTAGGAATTACTCCCACACAACAAAACACGTCGCCTGCGATTCGTGGCCACGCTCAATGACGGAATGAAAATCTTCCGTCGCTTCGGTGTCCAAATCGGCGAATCGGTTACTTGGACTGCACCGGTCACAACCATGTCTCTGACACGCGGAGCGTTTGGATTTTGGTCGAATTCAATGCGTGACCCCATCGTGTTGAGCGGCCAGTAACCTACAAGGCTCCCTGACTGCCCCGCATTATCTGGAGTCTGCCCTAAAGCGAGCGAGGCGACTACATCTGCGCTGAGCGCAGCATTCCATATAGCGGCATAAGCAATCGTTGAATTATTGCTAGACGCCCCGACACCTTTACACCCAATGGTTGTGTTGACAAGACCAGTCACCGCACCGGATGTGCCAGAGCTAGGCTGTGAATCATACCTGTTCACGTACAATTGAATGCTGTCAACCGCATACCAAACCGCAAGCACATGGTGCCATTTGCCTGGCGTGAGCACCGACACTCCATTGGCAGATGCCGTACCAGAAGCGCCGACCGTTTTCGCAAACCCCTGCATTGACGACAGCTCTAGCGTAAAACACCTCGTCATGCCTGACCCATTATTAATAGTCATCAACACTTGGTCGCTCGTCGTTCTCGGAAGAACCCAGCATCCCATCGAAAAAGGCGCAGCGGTTATTGCAGCAGAAGCCAACCTGCACCCTTGTGTGACCGCTGTGTTGCGACGACTCATATTATTCAACCGCCTTTACGTGTATTGGTTCATGACGCCTTGGTACGTAACCGCATGATTTCCGCCCGTCGAATCCAGTGTTCCGCCGGTCTTGTTCTCAAAGATCAATCCCCATTTTTCTGGCAAGATATTGTTGAATGCCGCCGCGACACTGAACGGACCGAACTTATATGTCGTCGCATTGGCAACGACGTTAATGATGCCGATGAGTTTCGCGTTCGGCGGACTCGTGAGCGTGATGCCCGCATCGGAGCCGGTCGCACCGTCGCTGTAGGTTGTGCCACCATCCGTTGTGCCGGTGGCATAGACATTGATCGTGCCGGTTGACGATGTTCCTGACGCTCCGGATTTGATTTTCCCGCCCACCAACGCATCAAGGTAACAGTTGGTTGAGTTGTCAATTGCCGTCCCTTCACGCTGACCGTTGTTGGCGAGCGACGCCAACGTCACCGTGATCGCTTGGTTGTTCGTGCCAAATTTTTGCTTGATGTCGCCCATTTTTGTGTTCCGATTTACGCCGTTGCCTCAAAAATCAAATTGAACGTTGCTTGACACTAGCCACGCTAAACCGCCACCGCTTTCGGAGCATCAATCATCCATTCGACCAGCGCGGCACAAATTGCGTCACCGATTTCCGTCCATTCGATCGCATCTTCAGCCATACGCTGCTCGTTGCGTGCTCGGAAGCTGACCGCGAACCGCATCCGCGAACGGTACGCATTCAAAACGCTTTGATCCGCTCCGCGCGGCAATTCGTTCGCCGCGAGGAACTCAATCGCGTAGTCGAAAGCATCATCCGCGCGTGCATCACCGATCCAGGGAGCACAGATCTCCGATCGCAATTGCTCGATATCAGCCGTTTGAATTCGTCGCATGATCTTCCTCGTCAGAATTCACTTCCGTCATGTCTGTTGTTTCCGGATATTGAACGTAGACACCGGCTCTCGGATCAATCAGCGATCGCATTCGCATCACGATCCCTCGCAGTTCGACCGATTCCGAAAGTCGGCCACGACTCACGCTCGGCCATTCGTTGGCCACTTGCTCCACAATCGCCGCGAGACGTTCAACACCCACCACATCCACGACAGACTCATCGAAATGCCGTTTGGTAATCGCATTCCGTCGCTGCTCATATTCGTGCTCGTCTTCCAGATACCCCTTATGCGGCACGACAACCGAATTCGGTTTCAATTCGCTCACAACAGCCCCTCGTGATCCGCAGCGTGTAACCTCAGCAATTCGTCGCGAGACAGTGTTTCGAGTTTGTGCCGCTCGAACCGGCCACGGTGTTTACCGCCGTGCAACAAATGGTCGATCAGTTTTGCTCGCGACGGGCTCCAATCGTCATCGACCGACCAAGCCGCTTGCGGCGCGGGAGGCGAACGCGATCGCTCCCATTGTTCGCGAAGATGCTTGAGCGAATGCCAGCCTTCGAGCGTCTTCGTTTTGGCTTTGCTCTTGTCCGGCTGATCGGTATCGACCGACCACCAGAAACACGGGCGAGACTCCAGCCCCAACCGCTCCGGAGGCTCACCCGTTTTCCAGATCACCTTGAACGGCAGATCGTTCGCCGCCGCAATCTCTTTCTTCGCACGTTCGCACGGAGCACAGGCAGGCATTGACCATGCCCACACTTCCGGAAGCGACTTGGCATCCGCGCCGGCCGTATCGGCCAACTCTCGCACGATCCATTTATGGTAGAGGTTTCCTTGTGCCTCAATTGCGACCGTGTCATCAGGCCGGATTTGCACAGTCGGCATGAACGGATTGGCTTTAATACCCGCGAATAGTTCTGACGTGAGCACCGGCTGAGGCGACTTGAAGCGGCCCGTGATCAGCTTGGCGTCGCTCGACAGCGTGAACTGCGTCACGGTCGGCAGCGTGACCTTGCCCGCCTCACCGCTGATCGTGTGCGACTGAGGCAACTCGATCGTGACCTTCGCATTCGGCGGCAGAAACTTGCGGATCATGTCGAACAACGACGACGGCGCGGCCATCGTCAAGACGAACTCTTGCGGTTGGGCCGAGTCGTGAATCGCAATCGAATCATCGAGCACAATGCCGCCGTCGTCTTTCAGCGACTGCGGAGGCTGAGCGCAGCCGACCAACACGCAAGCGATTAACCACCAAGTTTTCATAATCACCTCCTTGAAGATTTACCACAGAGACACAGAGGGCACGGAGAAACACAAACTCATTCCGATCTCTGTGCTCTCTGTGTCTCTGTGGTGAACTCCCTCTTACCCCAAACTCAACTGCATTCCGTTGCTGAAATTCGCAGTCTCCAACCAATCCCAAGGCCGAGCGGGTAGAGCGTCTTTCAGCTCCAAGTCACTCACCAAGCACGCACCGAAGCGAGACTCTTTGAGCAGCCGATCCCACACTCGCGGGGACAAATAACACTTGCGAGCAACACCCCATTGCGGGTGCGAATTGTGCAACGCATACCAACGCTCACCACCGCGAGTGCGCCAGCCAAAACCAGCCAAGGCATGACCGCCACGAACTCGCCCACGCGGCATGTCGTCGAGGTATTCAGCACCTTTCAAATCGTCCCAACCCGTCGTCCAATCGAACCCCAAGGCCAAGGCCACCAGACCCGATGTCAGCGCGGCATCCATCGCCTCGTAAGACCGACAGGCCGGAGCCAGCGAACGAATGCGGTGAGCATCCGCATTGGCCATGACGTTTTCCGGAATGCGGTTGCTGTAGCCCGTGTCGCCGAAGTACGGCAACAACTCTTCGAGTGCCTCGCCATACTTCTGAGACGCTCGCATTGATCCACCGATCGACGCTCCGTTCGGTCGTGAATCGTCGCCGTCCATTCGCATATCGGTAATCGCGGCAAAGCGTCGGCTATACTGCGTCACCTGCCCACGAGTCGCGACCCAATACAGATATTCGAGGCAAGCCGTCCGCATGTGAGCATGACAGAACGGCCAGAGCCCTTGGTCCTGTTGAGTGAACCAGCTCACGTCCAATTCTTTTGGGATATCGCCCGCCGAGCACACGGGAGCCGGTGCCGATATCTCAGCGATTGCCACTTCGTGCTGCTCTTCGAGTTCGGGGAGCCAGCCTAATTCCGGTTCCATAATTTACCTCCAAGAACGAGCGACGAGTTTAGGCGGTCTCATCGACCTGATAGCTGCGTTTCCTCACGCTTAAGCCATGCCCGCCAGCCATTCACTCACCGATACGAATTTCCGACCTCATCCCAAACTTTGTCGTGCGGGGCTTTTTGGAAGGCCTGCCTGAGCAGTCCGCTGACCGTCTCCGAAGTCTTCTGGCTGATGGCGGTGTCGCCTTTGTTCCATGCCTCACCGTATTGCGATGGCTCTTTCAACGCGCCCGACCGAATGTCTGCCGCGATCTTCGCCGCAAGCTCGGCTCGCTCCGATCGCTCGTCGGCCAGCCGTTGAGTGATCGCACCACGCAGCGTCTTCGGAGCCGAGTTGTCAAGTTTTCCTTGACTACTCAAACCCGGCCCCGCCGGACAGCCAATCAATAACGGCACGACTAGAGCCAGGGCCAACAGCACCCAACACCCGGTTGGCCTCCGTGCCTCTGTGCCTCTGTGGTCAACAAAATCCTTCATCGCTTCGGCTCCGGTTCTTCCATTTGCACGTCTAACTGAATCAACTGATCGACCAACGCCACCGCTTCCGGCTTGGCCGCGAAACGCCAGCGCAGAGCGTTGAAGAGCGCGTCGCGAACCTCTTGCGGTAGCACCTTCTCACGGTACGGCAACAGTTGAGCCACCAGCTTCAAACCGTTTGGACTGCGGAACACGTTGTTGACCAACGAAACGATAGGACCGATCGAGAAGCTCGCTCCGGCCCCCACGGCTGGCAGCAAGGTTTGCCAATCGCCAAAGCCAACGACTTGGCCATTCCTGGCCGCCAACGCCGATAGGATCGCCGTGAGAATGTGCATGAGATTTTGAAGCCACTGCGGCATGATTTGTTTCCATTCTTTTAAGTTCACCACAGAGGGCACAGAGGGCACAGAGGGCACAGAGAAAGACCAACTCATTCTGAACTCTGCGTCCTCTGTGTCTCTGTGGTTCAAACACCCTTCAAAAACCGCTCGGCTTGCCGACCGAGTTCTTCCAAATCTTCACCGCTGGCACCACACAGCGCAGCGGCTTCTGTGCTCGTCAGATAATCGGCGATGATCGGCAAGACCCATTCAATCACCGACAACCAAATCGGCCCGCCGGGGATGAAGATGGCCAGCAGCCAACTCACCACACGAGCGAGCAACCCCAACTGCGACGTGATTGCTTCGACTTGCTGCTCCGTGGTCGCAATCTCAAACCAGCCAATCCCCTTCTCGGCCACAACTTTCGCCGTTGCCGCGACAACCGCCTCGCAATGCCGTCGATGCTTCTTGCCGGGAGCTGACGCCCCCGCTCCGCATCGCTCGCTACGCTCTAAGATTGCTTGTCGAAATGCCACATAATCATTCACGGCTGAGCCACCTTGCGAGACTTTGTGTCTTTATCTGCGATCCGATCGAGCATCGCTTCGTAAGTCTGCGACATCTCTTTGACTTGCTGCGTGTGGTGTTCCTCGATCTTCAACGCTCCGTCGAGAATCGCTTTCCGTTCTTCTGGAATCACCGCCGTCAGCCCGTACCAACCCAGGAAGCACAAGATTCCCAATTGAGCGAGAATCAAAATGTTGTTAAACGGCTGTCCCTTCGCCCAATCCATAATCCCTTTGGCCGCTTTATCAGAGACACCCATGCCAGTTTCCTCACTGCTACGCTGAACAAGGATTGCAGGCCACTCGACCCGCTTCATGATTGAGCTGTCTTCCCCCTCATTCGTCGTACCGGAATCGTCCCGTAGGCCGCTCGCATCAACTTCAGTTTAGCGTCTATCGCTTCAGACCCTTGAAGCGCTCCCGATGTGTGCTGTGATTGTTCAGCGACGTGCAACGGCGAGATCAGTTGCCAATCGAGCGGTTCTTTCAACTGGCCTGCAAAGGTGCAGATGGCAGCGGCACAAGTGGCGTCTCGCTCGAAACTACCGCAGGCGCGTAATCGGAGCTGACGATAGGTGAGTCGGTCGTGGTCGGTGATGCAGGCGATTCCGGCGAGTCGTTCAATTTCGTCCCACCACTCGTCACGTCGCCGTCGTTCTGCTGTTGATAGAGTGACTCGATCGCCTTCGCCGCCTCTTCGACCGTCATCGTCGCCGGTTCGTTCAGCTTCAGGATGATCGGGCGATAGGCTTCCGGATTCAGGCCGAGATTCGCCGCCACCATCGCCAACTGGAATTGATCGTCGCTCAGCTTCTCGATGTTCAGGATCGCTTCCTGAGATTGGCGGTTGGCGATTTGAATGATCCGTTTCCGGCAGACCGCCTCCGCTGGAATCCGGCCTCGGAAAAAATCCAAGACTTCCTCCGTCAAGGCAAGCGTTGCCACCCACAGATCAGTTGTTTTCCACGGCTCAGCATTCGAGCCTTCGCCGATAAATTGAGCGAAGGAGACTTGCTCACGAACCGAGCTTGGCAACAGGGCATACATCAGATCGACCGCGAACAACGGGAGTTCGAGCAGCCGATTGACTTGTTCGTTCAGCTTTTCGCCGTCGCTGTGCCCGAAGTCTTCAAACAGCTTGCGAGGCGTTGAGACACCGTCTTCGACAATCGTTTCGATTGTCACGCCGTTTTGCAGGCGTCGCACATCAGACAGAGTTAGCCCGATGTTGTAGGTCGTGCCGACTGAATTCCGAATCTCACGCATAGCTCCCCCATTGATAAAAACGACAGACCCGCAGTGAAAGGCGTGACTGCTTTGGGCGCTTGGGGGAGCAACTCCCTCCACCTTCACGCCCTTCGCTGCGAATCTGCCAGAATGAACAGATTTCAAACATGCCCGCCGGATGCAGCGAACCACATCCGGCGGGCGCTCCCAAGGTTTTGCGATTAGTCGATGACCAGCTCTTCGATCGTGTTGCCGTCTGCATCGCCAAGACCTGGCACGAATTCCACATCCGCCTGGATAACATCCTTGCCGTGCTTTTCGTCGAACTGTTTTACAGTTGCCCACATCATGAATCCGCGAGCGAGACTGGTGATATCACCGTCAACTTCAGCGACGAGGATTTGATCGCCGAGCGTTGCCGCTTGGCACCGCGCTAAGATTGCCGACCAAACAGAATCGGGGACGTTTGTCGCAACGCCATCGATCGTGCGAGTGATCTTCCCTTTAATATCCGGCTTGTAACCGGAGACCGCTTCCATCGTCAGGCCGCGGCCCATGCGAGGATTTACCTCAGTCGTCTCAATACCTCGACCAACATCCCCCTCCTCAAACATACCGACTTCGGTCCAGACAGGCGTCGTGAAATCCGCAGTGCCAGCGGCGCGAAGATCGACATACAACCGACACTTTTTCCCTGGCGTTGTGACCAATGGCTTGGCAACAGTCATGACATTCTCCTTACGTAACCATCGCCATCAGTGAGGCGACTTGGGGTAACTCGGACTTGAAAGCCGGGAGCATGAACGGGCGAGCCCGCACATACACTCGGCGACGTTTTCGAGCGGCTCCCCCAGCCGACTCCGTGATCGTGGACATGCCCCCTTGTTCCAAGGCGGCTAATTCTTCACCAGTCTTATTGCCAAACAACGTGGGACCGATCACCACGCTTCGACGACTCGGATCAGCCGAGAAGTAGATTTGTTTTCGCAGCCGGTCGGTGTGCCCTTTGGGAGCTTCCCCCGGCTGACTGTTTTCGTTCTTGCGACTGATCTTGATTGAGGACTTCGCCCGTTGCCGGACAAACGCCCCAAATCGAGACAACATCGACCGTTCTTTTCTGGTCATCATCCGCAGCACGGCGGGACGATCGAAGAACAACGCCTTGGCGTCTTTCAATCGCATCCCAAACGTGACCGCCATGATCAGCCCTCGTGACGCTCAAACTCGATCAACGCCGTGTCTTCGTGAACCTCTGGCGTCGGTGCGACAATCTCCGCTTCGCTGTGCGTAGCGTTGACGACCACATCCGGAGCGGGATCAACGACCGGAACGATTGCGTTCTCCCTTGCCGCCGCCATTCGCTGTGCTCGATTTTCCCAAAATTTTGATGTCATGCTGTTGGAAACTCCGCTGCATAATGAAGAAGAATCACCGACTCAAACTGCCGTCGCTCTTTCAGTCCCGCCGGATTGAAGATCAACCCATCCGGGTTCGAGCGATCGCGATGAGTCCATTTCACAAACCGAGGCGATCCAGAACCGCCCGGAAAACAGTTGTCTCGCCGAGCCACCAACTGCGCGATCAGTTCGACGATTTCCGTCAAGGCGTCGCTCACTGCAAGTAATTCATTTTCGTCGGCGTCAATGGATTCGCCGTCCATCTCCGTCGGCTTGCACGCTCGCAAAATGGCCACCGGAATGACGTAGTTCACTCCATAGGTAATGCGAGCTTGCTCATTGGCCCCTTCGGTTCCGTGCGTCGCCACTCGAATCCGAATCAGCCCTGTATCGTCGTTGAACTTCCATTGCTTGATGAAGGGGACTCGCTTGACGTGAAACGGTATTCCGGCCCCAAAGTCTTCCGCATCGACCGCCTGTTGAATCAGGTCGGTGATGCCGGTTGCCAGATTGATCACCGTCGCCGTCATTGAGCCCCTCGCTCGTAGTGACCGCATTCATGCAGTCGAGTCATCAACCCGATGAATCGGGTCACTACAAACTGACCTACAGATCCACCAATTGCTTGCAAAACACTCGATACCACAAACCCGATCGCGTCGGCACGTAGCAGTAGCCACCGCTGCTGTTATTCACTTCCAAAGTGATCACCACTCCCGCCGCGTCGGTATAAACCAGGCGAGCCCCCACGTGAGGGACGCCGTAATCACACAAGTCACCAGGAACGAGCAACACATGCCGCTCGTAACTGGCCGTCTCCACCCCTTCGGCATCCATCGCCTTTTGATCTTTGCGCGAAGGAATGATCCGCACATTCTTCGTTGGCCCAATCGATTCTCGATAAGTCGCCGGAGTCGTTTCCTCAAGCAGCCTGTCGCGCAATTGCAGCAATGAACTGTGCAGTGACATACTTGATTGACCCGGAACTAAAGACTGGCCGAGAGTCCTTCTCAGCCAGTGGTCATGTGAGGTTGCGTCCTTGCCGAAAGCCTCATGCCTTCACCTCGCGACGGATTCCCGTCCAGAAGTTCGATTACGCCTCAACGGTCCAAGTCCCGCTGTACCCAAACGCAGACCATTGACCAGCTTTCGTGCATTCAATGGCAATCGTTTCGCCATCCGCATCAGCCGTGATGTACTTGCCAGCCGCTTGTTGCACGCCGGTTGCCGGGAGGCAGATGGTTTCGGTGCCGTTCGGATCGAGCCGCAATTCTTGAGCGGCACCGACTCGGAAACGATTCCTCATGCCCACCTTCGCCGCAGGCAACGCGAACGTGACCGTTCCGGAGGCACCGACAGTCGTGAAGGTCTTGCCGTTGTCTGCTGGCAGCACCGTGTAGTTCGCCGTCTTGGCGACGACTTCAGAGACTCCCCCTTCAGTCGGTTGGACGTGAGCGAAGTAAACGATCGTGTCACCCGCCGCCGCCGGTCGAGTCACAATGCCGAGCAACTTCGCCCCGGTCGTGTAACTGACACCGTTGCCGGTTGCCGTGACGACATACAACTTGTCGCCAGCCGAAAACGCCTCAACATCCGCGACTTTCGGAGCGGAATAGATTCCACCGCAGATTGCCGGATGATTGGGGTCGCCGCGAGTGATGTCCGCCGCGAGATAGTCACAGTGCTGAATCAACACGCCATTGCCAAACGCAATGGCATCGCCCGCCGCACGCACCGCCGCGTCGGCGGCATCCGAGGTAATACGAATCGTTTCGTATTCACCGGAAACAAACTTAATCATGATCAACTCCCAAAAGAGTGTTATTTGGTCGCAACAAGACAATCAGAAAACGATCCCGGATCACACCGATCCGGGATCGCAGTGTGACTACGCGGCACCCTTCGATTTGAAGATGCCGTAAGACTCGGCATAGCCCACGCCGAAATCACCAAAGATTCGCATTTGACAACCGAGAACATCGAACTCGGCATCCCATGACCCGACCCCTTGAACTTCGAGGTACGGAGTTCGGCGACCATTCAAGAAGCCGACAATTTGCGACGGCAACTTGTTCGGGTCAGCCTGCAAGAACCACTGCGTATCCGACTGACCGGACATTGCGGCACCCGTCTCTTGCAACCGCAACGCGGTATTCGACAGGTATGGACTCGCGACCACTTCCAGCAACCCGACATAAGGATTGTTCGGGAACTGCAAGTTGGTGTTCTTGGTCGCCGCCGGTTGAATGGTGGCGTTCTTGTAGATTTCGTCGGCAGTCACCTTCAGCGGGATTCCGCAGACGATGTACTTCGGAGCTGCCGTAATCGGACGCCCGTTGATCACCTTATTACCCCAATAGGTGTAAGCCGATTTCAACGCCGCGATATCCAGAGCAGTCGCAGAACCTTCCATGTAGTTCTGATTGGTGCCGCTGGTGACGAAGTCATTGCGGTTGATGTACGAGTTGAAGAATTCCTCCTCAATGCTCGTCGCAAACAACTCACCCATCAGGCCAGGGACTTCACTGAAAACGGAAAGGTCATCATTGACGTAATCCGTGCGAGTGATCCCCAGGATTCCACCGCGAGTCGCCAGACTGTAGGTGAAAGCCGAATCGCCGAGCGTTAAGTTTTGCAACTTGCCGTCACGTCCGACTTTCTTCAAACCATCCGCTCCCATCAGGAATCGAATCGTCGTGTTTTGCTTAAAGTCATTGACCGACTTCACCGTGGCCAGCTTCGGCCACGCGACTTCGACACCCTCAAACTTCGGGAGCATCGACTTGTTGGCGATGTTGCCGAGCACATACGGCAGCGAGAACATGCTCGCCCCTTCGGCTCGCAGTTGCTGACTCGCTTCACGAGCCAGCGACAACATGCCAAGTCCGCCGTGAGCCCCGCGATATTCACGCCCCGCCGCTCGAATCACGTCGGCACACAGATCGTGTAGACTGTAGCCCCGGAAGTCCTCCGACATCGCCTTGTTCATTACCTCTTCGGCACGATCTTTACTCATACCGCGAGCGACGTGAGCTTCCGGCATCCCCGCCGTGATCGCCAACGCACAAGCAATGACTTCGGCCTGCACATCGTCAATCCGAGTTCGTCCGCCGTTGGCCTTCAAAGCCGCAGGCCGATGCTTCTGGACCAGATTCAATTCCAGCTTGTCGAGCGACGTTTGATCGTCGTCGATCGCCGCTTCGATCATCCCATCCAGTTCCGCTTGGAGCTTGATGTCATCGGTCTTGTATTTCACTCGCAAGCCGTCAATGCGAGCCAATCGCCGAGACGTGTTGCGATAGGTCGCTTTCAACTCACTGGCCAAATCCTGACCCATCGACGCACCGTCGCCACCCTTTGCCTTGATGAACGCAGTTCCGCGTTTCTTCGGCGGGGGAGCAGTTTCCTCGTCGTCATCTCCTTCCAGATCGTCGCTGCTCGCCAACGCCGCGATTTCCGCGTCGTACTGCGCCCGCAGGACTTTGACCTGACGACCTTTCAATTGATCCTCAGCGGGACACTCGTTTTCTTCCAGCCATTGCGCGAAAGTCTTCACAGACAGTTCCTCCCTATAAAGAGCCGCCGCGATGGTGGCAGACGTTTTCGTGTCCGCTCCGATCGGAACAAAGCTCACTTCGACCAACTCCATGTCTCGCGCGACGTACAAGGGACCGGACCAATTCCGACCATTCACCTTTGCCGCGTCCCCCTTCTCCACAAACTCGTAACGCCCCTTCACACCGCGATTCGCACCGACCGACAATTGCCACGGGAAATTGTTCTTCCCGACCGCAACCACCTCTTTCGCCGCATCAGAGACGCCGCTGATCACACCGTCCTTGATGCGTACCCGCTGAGCCGAGATTTCCGGCACGGCATGACCGACGATTTGTTCGGGATCATGCTGTTTCAGCAGCGGGATTTGTGCGTTCGTCTTCAACGTCTCCAGATCAATCACAATTGGGAACGACGAGAAACCTTGTCGTAACAATCCGCCCGTGTAGGCCGTCCCTTGGCATGTCGGCAGACCGACCGATTCACCGTCCGCCGCTTGAATCTCCGCCAGCGAGATCGCACCCGCTTGCAGAAACAGCGTGTTCGGCGGAACGTTCCGCTCGGCAGTCCGTCGTGTTCGATTGGCAGTTCTTCCGGCCATTAGGTCCGACCTCCCACCGGTTGAGAGCGTCGGCTAATGGAACTCGGCACAGACTCTTGCACCGTCTGACGAGCCGCTTGTTTCTGATCGCTAACTACCGGGGAATCCTGAGTCGATCCCGGCGGCAAGGCGTTCGGATCGTTCGGATCAAACCCAAACTGTTTGATTCGTTGTGCTCGCTGGTACTGCTGGATCGTCATCCCCAGGTACTTGGCTTGCTTCTTGGCTTCCGTGCGAGCACTTCGGCCACGCGCGGCCGTTTCTGTTTCGGTCGATGACCGGCCCGCCGCAATGTCCATATCCGAACCCGTGGCCGCTTTGACCTGATCGACTTCCGGATGCCCGTCCCATTCCCAACCGACCGAATCACCAGAGATCAAGCCATCCACGGCATCATCAACGCTGATCACTTCGGGACCATCGTCGGTCGCATCCGCAGCCTGATCGCTTTCCGCCCAAGCGGTGAACGTGTCGGTCAAACGGAACTCCGCGAACCACGCTTGGAAGTCCGGATTGATCACGATCAATTCGCAGTCTTCACGCTGGCAATCGACCTCACCGAACCAGTGTTCGCCGTCATATCGCGTCGAGGAAAAGTTGTATTGAGACGAGTTCCCTGAACTGACATTGGCCGTCATTCCCAGCGGAGCCCCGCTTTCGGACGCCATCTCCCGATTGAACATCTCATAAGTGTCGTTGGGCGACTTCTGCTCGTACTCTTCACGCTTCCATCCGAATGGCAAAACGTGATCGGTGTTACGATCAAAATCGACCGGCCCTTGCTGGAAGTCATCTGGCATCGAACCGCTCGGCACGTCGGAATAAATGACGCCGTTGGTCGATGCCGCCGCTTCCGCCTTCATGACCGTGGCCCGTCGAAACCGCCGCCCGTGAGCCATCAACTCGACCGACGAATGCAGTTCCGGCACGCCACGAAATTGCTCTTCACGCTCTTCGGTGAACCAGTGAGTCACATAGTCGGCACTCACCGGACGAGGAGCGGTTGAAATCTGGCTGAGATCGCCAGGGTGAGAATCCCAAACCCAATACGTGACCGGGTTGTCATAAACATCGAAGTCGATCCCATCAACCTTGTGAGGATCGGCCAGATTCTCCGACAGCGAGGCACAGCGATCGGCCTCGAATGGCTGAATATCGAGCTTCACTTCAGTCGGTAGCTTTGGGTTCGACGTTCGCAAGCGAAACGATTCACCGTTGATGGTTCGACCGCTCAGACTGACTCGCAACTTGCGAACGTATCGCACCGCTTTGAACCAACGATTCCAATGCTTGGAGACGAACTCATCGAAGTGCTCATGACCGCTCGACAATTGCAGCCGAGGGCCAGTGCCAATCACGTCTTTGACGTAGGCTTTGACGATCCGCTTGAACTGCGGATTGTTCGCGGCTTCATAGCGAGAACGCTTCCGCATGACTTGGCGAACTCCGGCTGAATTAGCCGCTTTCGCTGACAGATTGTCGGCATTCGCGAAGTGTCGCGAGTTTTCGTCATGGGTTTGAGCGAGATCGTAGCGAGCTCGAATCGGTCCAATCGCATCGGCACCCCGACCACCGTTTCCGGAAGTCGATCGTTGCGACGTAGCCGAGCTACGAAACAACATGCCACGAATGGAATTGAGCCACGACATTGCAGACTCTCACTAGACAGGGCCAGTCGTACCAGGGGGACGCATTCGGACGCGGCGATACCCCATTTTTGCCAAACTTGTGGCTTGATTCGCATCCAACCGACGTTGGTACTGATCAGCCTTAATCAGCTCGGAAAGCGAGTGATGCTTCGCTCGTCCCTCTTCGGTTTCCACCTCGAAGGATTCGCCAGCAACCTCAGTGATCCGTTCCGATAGTTCAGACATAGCGAGCGGCAGATTAGCCAGCCAAACCGGCCCATCAATGCCATCGTTCGCAGTTTTATACCTGTATTAAGTCAGCGTTACAGGTAGCAGAAAATCGTATCCATTCGGACACGCTCGTAGTGACCTAATTCATCAGGTCATGGGGCGATCATAGTTTTGCCGCCAATCATCAACAGAACGGTGTCCATCTACGCAGCATCCATAGTCGATAAATAATTTCGCGTCGAGTGATGTAAAATCCCGATCCCATTCAAACAGCGCGGGTTCTAGCTCAACATTTACTACGAAGTATCCCCCGTCGATAGACCAAAATACGCTTTTGATTTTCAAGCCATCGTCCGGATGTCTGACTGGAAATACCACAAGACCTGGAAACGGCACGAACGGAAGTAATACACGTTTCGTAACCTCGAATGCACCATTAGCTGCTTGTATCTCCGTTGTAAATTCAACTTCATACATCACGGACAAACTTGACTCACTCACTTCTCCCCCTTTGCGCCTTTGCGTGAAATCAAATCCCACCGCCTTGATCATTCTTCAGCATATCCGCAACATCACGAGCATCGACGTACTCGATCCCTACGACCCCATTACGACGATCAATGGAAAGCGTCCCCGCCACTGGCGCGAAGCCATAATCATTTTGGGCGCAATTAAGCCACATCCAACTCGCGGCTTGGTCCTCAAATCCTGCCGACAAGCATTGAATCGCAAGCTGACAAAACCTACCAAAGTGATAACGCTTTGCGACGCCAGCCGGAACATCACACACCGTCAACCACCGCGGCGTCATAGATTCCGATAAAAGATTCGATTGCTGAAACAACGATACAGACACAACCGTCCCCCTTTGCGTCTTATCGCTCGTAGTGACCTGATTCATCAGGTCATGTCGCTCGCTCGGATGAATCCGAGCACTACGAGCTTCAATTATCCGCGACAATTTCGCGAGTATAAACCGGCAACTTACAGTTTCGGCAAATTCGCCTGCGACGGCGAGCGAACTTCGCCAGCACAGACCACGTCACCTTGTCTTCGAGCAAATGCTGACACCCACAATGCGGGCATCGGCCTTGTTCCGAGTCGCCTGAGCCCGGTTGCCGAAACGATTTCCCATCACACGGGGCGCTCGTATCGTGAAACCGTTCGCAGACCCAAAACTCACGCCCCATGACCATGATCGGCTTTCCGCCGTCATCCCGCAGTCGCACCATCGGGCGGCCACAGTGTCGGCAATGATCTTCGTTGTTCATTCGCCGTTCCTTCAGCGTTGCCCGTAAAACTGCTCGCGAGTGACTCGCCGCCGTGCCCTGTTGACCGGTTCCGTCTCGGCCAACACACCAATTCCGCACACACTCAATGCCACATCCGTCGCCACGTCGAGGTCCAGAAAGTGGTTCTCCGTTCGACCCGGAAAAAGCACCCATTCGTCGGCCACGCGCCGGCCGTACTTCCCTTCTGCCGTGATGCGGTTCGGGTATTCCGAGGTCCGATGATCGGCGAACATGCCGTGTTCGTCGAAGTCGCGTCCGAACAGCGTCGCGCAGCCGTTGGCCCCTCGCCCGGTCAACCAGCGTGCTTGGCTTTGGCTCTTCCAATAGTTGGCATCGACCAACAAACGGTCCTGTCGGCCATATTCCTTTTTGCACGGCCCACGCACCCACTCTTCCCCGATCGTGACGCCGTTGTCCTTCTTAGTCGTGATCGACAACGGACGATCGCTCGCTTTGACCGGTACACCGTGACGAGGCATCAACAGATGTCGATAAGGAGACTCTCGGCAGACCTGATAGACAATGCGCCAATGGTCGCCGTCCTGAGCGTCGATCGTCCCGAGGCGGATCGGCATGGCTCCGCCGTTTTCGCGTCGCCAGTCGCGACCACACAGCAGATTCGACAATTCAATCAAGCCGTCGTACATCGCCTCTTCACGAGACACAGCAAACGCCGTCCCGGCAGTATCTGCTCCGTCATCCCCAATGAATCCACCCGACTTCGCCCGCTTCTTCAGTGACAGCCGTTTCTTGAGTGTCATCTTGACTTCACGCACCGCAAAGTGTCGGCGGTTTTGTTCCGGGTAAAATCCATAATCAATCACCGCCCGATCGCCATTCGGCCCGCCCGCCTTGACCAACCACAGCAAGATGTTGTCCTGCACATCGATATCGAACACGAGCACGCTCGACCAATCCGGCACAACGCCCCGCTTGATGCCGTTGAGCTTTTCCCGCAGATCATCGACCTTCAACCACTGCACGTCGCCGCCCGACGACAGCGGTGTGTTCTGGTATTCCGCGTAAAAAGCCGCTCGCCCCCGATCCTGAATCACGTTCATCGCAAACTGGATCGCCGAGACCGACCCATCTTTGAAATAGCCGTTCCACATCGGGACGACATTCCCATCCATCTCGGCCCGATGAGCCAGATAGAATTCTGTTGCCTCTTTGAAGGTCACATCACCCATTCGCTGACAGGCCGAACGCATCGCAAAGTATTCGTCCCACAACGGCGATTCAGGCACCGCTGACAAAAACCCCACGCGAGTTCCTTGCCAGCTTGGATTCTGTGATCGATCAAGCAACCTGTCGGCCAAGTCGTTTTGAGCAATCACTGTAATCCCGGCCAACACCGTCAAACTCACCTTGGGACCGGCCAGTCCCAGGATTGTGCCGTTGATGATCCTCAGCCGCTTCTCGTTCTGCCGTGGTTGAATCGCCGATTCGTCGTCCTGCGGATCATCGATCAAAACGATGTCAGGACGCAACGATTCTCCCTTGCGGCGTTTTTTGAGACCTCGCAGACCTTTCCCCAAGATGCCGTCCGCATACAAGACCGCTCCAGCACCGACCGCACCGGGGATTTGCGGGAAACGAATCAGATTCCCCTTCATGCGGACCTTCACCGGCTTTCCCAGGTAGAGCGGAGTCGATTGGTAGATCCCGCCCAAAGATTGGATCACCCCCACCGTGTCCGGGAAATCTTCACCGAGCAGTTCGTTCGTCTCCAACTGGTCCTTGATGTATTCGAGCATCTCCCCGGCCTTCGTCGCCGTCGCTCCGACCAAGACCACGAATTTACGATGACCACCGAGAATCGCCCACAAGCCGCTAGCTTGACAGAGCGTCGTTTTCCCGGTTCCACGCGGCATCGCCTGAGCTTTCTTAGTTCCGTATAAAATGGCCGTCTCCAGCCATTCAATGAACTCCAAATGAGCGGGGGACCATTCGAGGAAGAAGTCGTCGGCCAAATAGGTTTCGCAAAACGTCTTCAGCGACAGCAATCCCGCCCGCCGCCGCTGCGGATTCTTGGGAGCCGGAAGCGGCCATATTTCCCGCCCCGATTCAGAAATCTGCCGTTGCCGAGCAGCCGTCCGAACCTTATGCCGAGCATAAGCAGGGGTTTCGATCGTTGGCACTACTAGACTCTCTTCAGCAACCAGCCACCGTCTTTGTTTTCACTGCATTCGCGCCATCTATTCCGCGAACTAAGAAGCGTTCCAACGATCAAATGCGTTCGATTAGGAACGCCGGAACATCAATTTCATTTTCCTTCCCGAAATCGAACGAGACCGCGTAAATCCCGCTTGGCTGGAAATCGCACTTCGATCTGTCCAACTTCA